CGCAAGCCCCCATTCCTGCGTCGCAGCGATCAGTGGGGCAAACGGGAATCCGAGAGTCCCGATGTTCTGCCAGAACTCAATCGAGATGATCCCCCACAGAATCGCGTACCCGTGGTCCTCCGACACTGCTGTGACAAGATCGGTCGAACTCTCGGCCGTGGCAAATGTCCCGGGCCACGTCAGTCCATCGTAACTATTGGAGATGTAGAACTGACCCGTTCCCGGGTTCTCCACGAGGAAAAATCCCGTCAGCGAGGCAACTGTCGTGGCTCCATTCGGGAAGTTTGGGTCGCTGATGATCGAGAATACGGTGGTGTTGAAGTTGTAGATGTACCCCGCAGTCCCGTCGACAATCATCAACTGGGTGCCGTTGTCGTCCATCTCCACCAGTCCGGACGATGTGGACAAGGACCCTCGGGCCGTCGCAACTCCCGTAGTGCTTACACTGTATAGAACCGACCCGGCTACGGCGTACAGGTTGTTACCGAAGACGTGCCAGCCACGAACGATAGCCGGGAGAGACGTGAACAGCGACGTCCCGGGAGTCCCGTAGATCACTATCTTGGCTTTCTCTCCGTCTTCCCGGATCTCGTAGTAGCAGTTAAGCCTCCGCCCAGAGGTAACCACGGCAGACTTGCCGTTCATCCCTGAACCCCAAAGAGGGATCTTTTTCACTCGATACCGGGTTGAAAGAACATCGCGGTCCGGTCACTGTAGGCTTCCCGGGCAATCGCGATGGATTCCATCATGTTCTGCTGCATGTCCTTGGTGAACGGCAGGTTGAACATGGGACCGATCTGTTGAGTCAGTCCCCAGCACAGGGCCAGATACCACTCTTGAGGGTATTCCGGTGTGTCAAGAGGGTTGTTGAAGTCCTGGATCGGCTCGAGATAATCGATCCTCAGTCTCTTGGTCACGTCCGATGCCGCGGCAACGTCCGTGTACAAAACCCCGTTGGTGAGTTGGGCTTCGTAGTAAATGGCCAACGGATCGGAGACGTAATTAGGATTCTGCTTACTGGGCTGGTAGGAATATTCCTGCAGGGTGTAGATCTTCAGCGGTGTGTCGTTGAAGTTGATGTCCCTCAACACAACCGCTTCGATGATGTTTGGTCTTTGAGCCTTGGTCGTGTAGTTGAACACCACCGCCCCCGAGTTCGCCGCACTTGGAAGACCAGCGGTGATATTGATGGTAGAACCGCTCGGGGCGCCGTTGATCGTCGTCCAATACAAAGCTCCGGAGTTCAGTTGGATTCCGATGTAGTCTCCAGAACTCGCATTCGCAATACTCGACACGGTCAGCGCCGTTGCCGCTGCGCTCGCATTTGCGGTCAGCGTTCTGGTATAGCTCTGGTTCGTCCAGTGATCCCCACTAGGACCCAGGTTGTATGTTCCCGTTGAGTTCGACAGGAACATATCCGCATGCCTTCGGGTCCACACCTTCAACCCAGGAGCGAAATCCTGCTTGGCCATCCACTGCTTCACAAGCATGTTCAGCTTGCGGGCACAATCCGTGACCTCCTGCGCAGTAGGGACCTCGGCCTCCCCAAGTTTCCCCAGGTTGAGCATCGCTTCCCGGATGATGTCATCGCGGGAAACGGAGAATGTATAGGTTCCTGAGGTAGGCATTTAAGCCGCTTTCCTGAAGTGTTCCTCGAGGATCACGTTGAGGATATCCGTCACCTTGTCCGGTGTAATCGCCTTCTGGCACAAAGCCGTGGAAGTGTGCTCGGTACACGTCTTGTCCTGGCACGACTTGCATTCGGGATCGAAGTCCTTGGAACAAGTCGACCAGTCGTAATGCAACTGGTGACATGCTGGCGCTTCGTTCTTACCCCTGCCTTGGCACTCCAAGTGAATCGCGGATAGCGGATAACAATTCGTCCAGTCTCGTGTCAGGTTCTCGTGCGATGAATGTGAGAGAAAGACAATCTTCGGCATCGGCAGACACGAGGCAGCGTTTAAAACGCCCGTCTCCGGTCCAATCAGACAGTCGGATACCTCGACGAACGCGAGCGTTTGTCGGATCGACCACACCCCCGAGGTCCTGTGCACCCTCGGTTCGTTCTCCCAACCGGCTTCCAGGATCTGGCAGTCGCTGTTGCCCGTGAACACCACATGAATCGATGGATTCGAGTTCATCAACGCTGCCACTACATTGTCCACATACGGCCAGGTCTTGTGCACCGAGGATCCCGCCAGCGTCCACAACACCACGAACCCGCCCATCTTCTCCCGCTGCTTGCGTGCCCATTTTCTCTCTTCCTCCGTGGGGTAAAACCTGATATTAGGCTTGTACGGGACTCCTGCCATCTCGTGCTGGAACTCCATATAGTTCCGGTTCAGCATCGAGTGTCGTAGGGATGGAGGAAGCAGGAAGTGGGTCCTGCCGGGTAACGCCAGAAGTGTCCCTTCCACCGATTCGGACAAGTTGACCCACTTGTCGTACTTCTTCTTGTGGTAGTCCCAGAATGAACCCAGTTCAGGGTTGGGAACCTGATCCTTGTCCTGCAGGTAGATCTTGTCGATGTTCGGGTCGTTCGTGATGACGTCCGAACCCGGGGGACTGGTATACAGCGTGATGTGATAGCCCTCGTCCTTGATGGCTTTGAAGACCGAGGAGGCCTGCATCAAATCTCCGAAGGCTCCGTATCTCACGAATCCGCAGGTTTTCCCGGGCTTCGGCCTATCGGTCAGGATCCGGTTTCTCCCTCCGGAGATCTTTTTGTACACCTGGAAGAACGAATACTCGTATCCTTCGTTACGCTCCTGGTTCTCCAACAGGTCCCAGTACTTCAACTCCATCATGCAGTCGATGATGTCCTGCGGGAGGAAGTCATGTTTATGGTCTGGGTTTGCGCCTGGTTGACCTATGTTTGGGTAGAACTCCTTATGGGGCAGATAGAGCACCAGATATCCGCCTGGCTTGACCAGCCTCCACCACTCTTTTAACGCTTTCTTGTGGTCTTCGATGTGCTCGAGCAAGTGCGAGCTGAAGACAGCGTCGAATTCCTGTCCGGCAAAGATACTTAGATCGCAGGCATCCTGGACGAAGATGTTGGGTCTTGCCTGGATTCCGAACAGTCGGGCATCGATGTTGTTGTCGACCCCGATGAAGTGATCGAAGGGTTTGGCCGGCCCGCACCCGACGTCGAGGACTTTACCGCGCGTCCACTGCGGTAGTTCCCATCTTATTTTGTGGGCTTCGGAACCTTGGGGGTCGTCTTGTCGCCAGACCATGATTTCGTGTGCAAGGTCGGCCTTTCCCCGACAAGGTTCCCGTCTACATCGAATAAAAGCCCGTCCTGCTCGTAACGACGGGGGCCGCCGTACACGATTCCGAACGGGCGAGTTCGATCAAGCTTCAGGCTCACAAACGGTCTAGATAGTTGTTCCGCTCGGCAAATCCCGTCACCTTGCCGTAGTCATCCTCCCCGTGGACCTCCCCGTAGAAGTGGTCCACATGCTCGCCCGTGTACATATCGTCCGTACCGTTCATCGCATGCTTTCCGAACCCACGCTTGAAGTCCCAGGGGTTCACCACATCAGTCACGTCAGTCGCACTTGCTGTGGTGAGTTTCATCCCGTTCTTGTGAACCACGGGCTCATCGATCCCCGTAGGGGGCAGGGATTCGACAGGCCTGCAGGAGAAGGTCGAGCGTGTTGATTCGAAACTTGCCCAACCTTCCCCGTCCTCGTGCTTGATAGGTCCAAGGACTACTTGGAACTTCTCTTGCAGGCTTTCCATGTCATTCCTCTACATCGCGCACCGGCCAGGGAGTGTCACCCGGGTAAGTCACACCGCCTTGATACATCCTCAGCGGCATGTTGTTGATTAGCGCATACGCTTGATCGGAAATATCCATCCCGGGCGGGAGCTGGTTGAACATCGCTCCTTCCCCGTAAGGCGTTCCGTTCTTGCGGATCCACTGACCATCGGCTTCGAAACCGGGATCGTCGAGGAGTTCGCGCATGTGTGAATTCATGCCCTCGATTTTCCCGTTGACCGCGGAACCCCCTACCCGATCACGTTCGAATACATCCGTGTTCGAATAGGATTCCGTGATCTGACCGACCTTGGAGGCACCACGTTGACCCGCCGGAACCGGAGCTCCGGCGTCGCCTTTCATGGTGCCCATGTTGGCCTTGCCGTGAACAGTTTTTTCCATGATTTACTCCTAGGCCGCAAACGCACCCGTGACCGGGGTAAAGCTGATGTCCCAGAACGGCAGACTGACCGCCGTGGCATCCGTCCCGTTCGTTACGTACATCACGTCCCCCGGCAGGATATTGACCCCACCGAGAGCCAGAGAGTAGTAATTGCTCGGGTTGGCTGCTGCTGCTGAGACCACTCCAGCCGTACCATAGGTCGTGGTGTTTGTTCCACTCACGCGGAAACAGTTGTAGATCGTTGCCGCTGTGATGGTGTTGGTCGTGATAGCTCCCGCAACCCCGGTATTCACCACCGTGTACGTCGAAGTCCCCGCGGTCGTCTGGCTCATCGCAATCCCGTAAACCGTGAGGTTCGCGGGAGATACGAATCGACCGAACGTGCCACCGGAACCCGCCGTGCTGGCAGGTAGGGGAAGCAACTGGCGAGATACTGAGACCGCGGAGTCATACGCCGCTGATTTGGAAGTCGAGATCGTCATGTCATTCTCCTAAGCAGCCGAGTCCCACTTCACGATGCGAACGTTTGCAACGAGAGTGTGAACGATTCCAAACCCGCCCAGGTAATACCAAGCGACCCCTTTCGACCTTCCGTAGTCCGTCGGAATCTTCCCTCGCATTTCCTCCGGGACTGCGATGGCTTCCGCCACCGTGTCGTTCCCGAAGAAAAAGATCCAGTCCGATTTCGCTTGGGACCATCCGGTACCGTTTACCCCATCGGTGGAGATTCCCTTCACGATGTTGGTCTGCTCCACGTACCGGACGTTTTCATAGCGTCCAATCTCGCCGTTCATGATCAACTTGAATCCGGTCTCCGAGTACTGGTGGATCGTTTCTAGGTTGTTCTTGAACGTGCGAAGCGTGGTCGGCCACGACAGGGCGTAATAGTCATCCCCGATATACGCAGGGATGTTACGTTCCTTCATCAGGTCCACCAGGGACTTCGCGTGAGTATTTGCGTACGCGATGGTGTTGGTAATCGTGGTCGTCCCCGTCGTGGACAGAACCAGGGACGACGTGTCCGTCCCTCCAAGGGGAGTCACACGCAGCAGAGTCTGGTTGAATTGCGTCCACGCCAGTCGGTCGAATGTCTTGACCGCGTCGTTCTTCAGTACCTTCTGAATCAGTTCCACCACCGGGAACTTGGACAGGTTGTCCAGCTTGCCCGAGTACGGAACAGAGTTACCCGCTTCAGTGATCGTCAGGGTTCCCTGCACAATCGTGAAGTTGGTTTCCGGCATGGTGTTTGTTTCCGTCAACACCCCGCCGGGATTGGCAACGTCCGAGAAGACGTCCCATGTAAATACGTCACCTTTCTTGCGACCTTGCTGTGAAGCATCCCTCACGTCGGAAAACTGGCGGAATTTCACCAGAGGTTGAACCGCCATGCGCAGGACGTTCGACAGCTGGCGCGAGTACATGAACCCGCCGAGCGAGTTCACCGCCCACACTTGACCAGCCATGAAAACTCCTTATTGCCCTCGAGCGCGTGCCATCTTTGCGATGATTTCGCTCG